CAGCGCACCATCACTCCGCGTCTGTACATCTGGCAGGCTCCACAGGATGCTGGTGTCACGCTATTCTATCACCGCATGAAAATCCAAGAGGATGCCGGTGCGTTCACCGACAGCATGGATGCGCCAAACCGCTGGATGGAAGCTATTGCGTCTGGTCTCGCGGCCAAGCTGGCTGTTAAATTTGCACCTGACCGCCTTAGTTTCCTTCAGGGCTTAGCGGATAGTTCATACGAACGCGCTGCAGCTGAAGATCGCGAAAAGGTTCCTCTGCGTATCACCATTGATCCTTGGAGCTACTAATGCAGTACGGATTCGGGCGTGGTAAAAAACATCGGACGCAACCGAAGTTTGCTGTCAAGTCACCGCAAGGTCTTGCGATCTGTGACGGCTGCGGCTTCATGGTTCAACACACCGAGCTGCGTCAGAAGAAAGATTATCGTGGCGGCAGTGTCCCCGTCGGCTTGAGCTTGCAAGTCTGCGCTTCTTGCGATGACGTACCGCAGCCATATTTCGGTCGCCTGCTTCTACGAGCCGACCCTATACCGTTGAAAAATCCTCGCCCAGATTCGCAGGATGCGCAGACGAACGCTCAGGAAACCGCAGCTAACGCGGAATCAATCTATCTTAACATTCTATATGGACTTGCATAATGGCCAACGTAAAGATCCCTGACCTTACAGCAGCCTCAACCCCGCTTGCTGGGACTGAGCTTCTTGAAATCGTTCAGAGCAGCAACAGCCGCAAGGTGGCAGCTTCTGACATTGCGGCGTCTGCGACGAACGTCCGCACGGTTGCGACTGGTGGTACGGGTGCGGCAACGCTAACGGGCTACGTCAAGGGCAATGGCACGTCGGCTATGACCGCTGCGGCCACGATTCCATTTGCGGATCTTGCTGGGCGTGCGTTTGCTCAGCCATCAAGCACTGCTGACCAGACGGGTAACATCGCTGCCGCTACTGCTGTGACGTTCAACACTGATTTAACCGGCACTGGTATCAGTGTCGTTTCCACTACTCAGATTACGTTTACTGCAGCTGGCACGTATATGCTTGCGCCGTCCATCCAATTTGTGAACTCTGCTGCCGCTGATCACGACGTGACTATCTGGTTCCGCAAGAATGGAACTAATATTGCCAATTCAGCCACAGCCATCACAGTTCCAAAGTTGTCGGATGGTGGCGCTGCCGTTTTTAGCTTGTCGTTTTTTGATACGGTCACCGCAGGCCAGTATATCGAAATCATGTGGTTACCTGAAAACGTGGCTGTAACTGTTGAAGCTGCAGTAGCCGGAGCGATTGCCCCAGCAATCCCATCAATTATTTGCCCTGTGATGCGGATCGCGTAATGATCGAGCAGCTTATCAGCCGCGTATTCTACGCCCGCAACCTTGCTCACTTTGCTCATTGGCGCGCCAAGGGTGATGGCAGCTACGCCAAGCACAAAGCGCTGGGCAAGTTCTATGACGGAGTAATCGATGCGATTGATCCGCTAGTTGAGGCTTATCAGGGTGCGTATGATCTGATCGGAGCGATCCCAGTTCCCGGTGAAATGGAAAAAGATATTCTGAAATGTCTTGAATCCGATGCCGAATGGATCGAGAAGAATCATGACAAGATCAGCAAGGGCAACCGTGCCGTTGGAAATCTAATCGACACTGTTACGGGTGTATATCTTTCTACAATCTATAAGCTGCGGAATCTCAGATAATGGAAATCGACATCAATACCATAATCACCGTCATTGGCTTCATCGGCGGCCTGATAACGGTTTGGGTGAACCTGAACAGCAGACTGACGCTGCTTGAGGCGCGCCTCGGCTTTGGTGACGAGAAGTTCAACGGCATCGACAAGAAGTTTGACGAAGTGATGATGCACCTTCGCCGGATTGAAGACAAACTGGATAACAAGGCTGATCGGTGATGAAGTGGTTCCTGCTGCCTCTTGCGTTTCTGGCGCTCATGGGTTGCAAGGACCGCTATCGGTATGACTGCCAAGACCCGGAGAACTGGCAGGAGGAAATCTGCAAGAAGCCTAAGTGCATTGCCATGGGATACTGCACTGAATGGCTGATAGATACGGGCGAAGAAGAGAATGAAGCCGAGAAGTGAATGGTCGCCAGAGGAACTGCTGCGGTTCATCGTCGGCATCGTGCTGTCGCTGACACTTACATTCATCGTAGCTACTGTACTATATTCGCTGGTGTTCGTATCTCAGCCGATGGAGGGGCAGTCCCCGAATGACGCTGAGTTTTTTAAGCTGATTAACCCAATCGCGACGTTTATTGTAGGGGCATTGGCGGGACTTATGGCGGGGCAGGGCAACGGCTCAATGTCGCCGAAGCCTCCGGAGCCTCCGGAGAAGATTGAAGGAGAAGAAGATGAGCTTCCTAAATAGTTTCGAGAGCAAGAATGAGGGTGTCAACGACACCGTTGAGTTTGTTATCCGCGTGGCCATCGTCACGCTGGCGGCAGTTATCCTTGTGGTCGTGCTGGCGCTTGTCGTCGGCCTGTTCGTGCCCAACGACGTTGTGGACAGCACTGCCATCCTTGAGATGATTAACCCTGCGTTCCAGACCATCATCGGCGCGCTTGTCGGGCTGCTCGGCGGCCTGAGCCTGAACGCCAATGCGCGTGACAAAGAGCCTGAGCCGGAAGCGCCGCTCGAACTGGACACGCCAGAACCAGAAGCACCCAAGCCATACAGCGACCCAAACGGTACTGTCTTTATCGACACACCTGAAGATGATGATGACGACATGGAGCCTTGGGAGAAGTACCGCAACGACCTACGCTACGACGTCACCGGCGACGGTGTGGTCGACGAAAACGACTTCCCTGCTTGGCGGAGTGCTGGCAAATGAGCATGATTGAACTTCAGAAGAAGATTGGCGTAACGGCTGACGGGGCTTTTGGCCCCGGCACGCTGAAGGCCGCCGCATCCTACTTCAAACTAAACAAGAACCGCGCTGCACACTTTTTTGCTCAGTGCGCGCATGAGTCGGGCAACTTCAAAGCGTTCAGTGAAAACCTGAACTACGGCGCTAAAGGTCTGCGCGGCATCTTCGGTAAATACTTCCCGACCGATGCTCTCGCCCGTGCTTATGAGCGTCAGCCAGCCAAGATTGCCAACCGTGTTTATGCTAACCGCATGGGCAATGGTGATGAAGCGTCTGGCGAAGGTTTCGCATACAAAGGCCGAGGCCCCCTCCAATTGACGGGAAAGAACAACTACCGCGCATTCGGCAAGTACATTGGCCGCGAACAAGAGATTTTGGACAACCCAGACCTTGTCGCTACCGAACTGGGCTTTGAAAGCGCCTTGTGGTTCTTCGACGCAAACAAGCTGTGGTCCATCTGCGATCAGGGCATCAATGATGCTGCAATCCTGCAGCTCACCAAGCGGATCAACGGGGGCACGCACGGCCTCGAAGACCGCAAAGCTAAGACCAAGAAGTACGCCGCTTGGTTGTAAGGAGACCTGCTATGGTTAATCTGAAGAAACTCATCCAGAAAGAAGCCGAGAAAGCAATCGCGAAGAAGGCTGTGGGCAAGATTCTGCCGATGGAAGACGCACCGAAGCTGACGACGATTGCCAAGCTAATGAACGTAAAGGGTAGACTGGCGGTTGCAATCGCTGCTGTTACAGCTTTAGTTGCGGCTGTTTTAGAATTGATGTAAGGATCGCTCTATGGCCACCGCGATGACATACACCAGTCTGCTCGACGACCTCCGGAATTATCTGGAGCGTGGAGCAACACTGGCTACCGACCCGTCGGTTTATGTACAGCTTCCAAGCCTTGTGGGACTTGCTGAACGTCGTCTGGCAAGAGAGCTCAAGATCCAAGGTACTGTCACTGTTGTTAATTCGACGATGACTCAGGGTCAGGCTACATACCCGAAGCCTGACCGCTGGCGTGAAACCGTCAGTATGCGGGTTGGAACCGGAACTGGCTACAACACGACACGGGAAATATTCCCGCGTGCTTACGAATATTTGCGTCAGTATTGGCCGAATCAGACCGTCACTGGGACGCCGCGATTCTATGCTGACTATGACTATCAGCATTGGTTCTTTGCACCCACGCCGTCTGATGACTTCCCTTACGAGCTGATTTATTATGAACTGCCGCCGCTTCTTGGCGATGACGTTCAGACTAACTGGTTTACAGAATACGCGCCAAACGCGCTGCTCTATGCCTCTCTTATGGAGGCTGCGCCGTTCCTGAAGAACGAAGAAATTATTCCAATTTGGCAGGCATTTTATGACCGTGCCGTCGCGGCGCTTAACGGCGAGGACATTCGCCAGATTGTTGATCGCGGCATTGTTCGCAGGGAGGACTGATAGTGCCTAGTTTTACAAATACCTTTGGTGGCACAGTCGTCTATCCGGCTGATGTAAGCTATCGCGCTGTTGCTCTGACGGCAAACGTCACGCTGACGTGGCCGACTGAGCTTGCGACCAACACAAACGTCGTATCGTCCATCATGGATGTTACCCCGTCTGGCGCTGGCTTCACGATCCGTATGCCCGATGCAACGCAGGCAAGTGTCGGCCAGACAGCCCTGTTCTTCAACGTCGGCGCGTCTTCGTTCACAGTCGCTGACAACAGCGGCAACACAATTCAGACGATTGCCTCAGGTCAGGCATGGCAGATCTATCTCACGGACAACACAACTGTTAATGGTACGTGGCGTCCGATTCAGTATGGTACTGGAACATCCTCCGCATCTGCAAGCGCGCTGGCCGGCGCAGGCCTCAAGGCAATCACTACGACGCTAAATCAGTCGGCCCCAACAACATTACTATCGGCTAACTACACACTCACATCCTCTGACCGTGCCCGTGTAATTGTTTGGAATGGCGGTGCCGGCACGTTCACGCTGCCGTCTGCTTCTGCGGCTGGTAACGACTGGTTCTTCGATGCGCGCAACTCAGGAACTGGCGGCCTCACGATTCAGCCTGCAGGTGGAGAGCTGATTAACGGGCAGGCAAACTTAGTGTTCAATCCGGGTGACAGTGCACGCATCATCACTGATGGGATCAGCTTCTACACGATTGGCTATGGCCAGAGTTCGACGTTTGCGTTTGACTATGTGTCAATCAGCCTGACTGGAGAGACTAGCCCGTACACGCTGTCTGGCACGAACCTAAACCGCATCGCTTATCAGTTCAGCGGCATCCTGACCGCTAACATGCAGATCATTGTCCCGAATACAATCCAGCAATACTGGGTTCGGAACACTACGACTGGCAGCTACACGCTCACGGTTAAGACAGCGGCTGGTACTGGCGTGGTCGTTGTGCAGAATGGCGCTGCGATCTTGTACTGCGACGGCACGAACGTCGTTGAAGCCGACACGAACAACGTCAGCTCACCGATTGCCATATCGCAGGGTGGTACAGGTGCAACGAGTGCCGGTGCCGCTCTGGTTAACCTTGGCGGTACATCGCTTGGCATTGGCGTCTTCACGGCAGTCAACGCCGCTGTAGCACGCGCCTCCCTTGGTGCAGCAGCTTCGGGTGCGAACGCGGACATTACATCGCTCTCGGCCCTGACAACTCCTTTAAGCGTACCTCAGGGGGGCACTGGACAGACGACTTACACGAACGGCCAGCTGCTGATCGGCAACACTACCGGCAATACACTGACCAAAGCGACGCTGACGGCTGGCACTGGGATCACCGTCACGAATAGCACTGGCTCGATCACGATTGCTGCTACAGGCCCCGATACGTTTCCGGGAGCTGGCATCGCTTACTCGACTGGCACTGCTTGGGGTACGTCTTACACCACCAGCGGCACGGGGACGACAATCGCGCTTTCAGCCAGTCCTGCCCTTACTGGTACGCCGACCGCACCAACAGCAGCTGCTGGTACGAACACGACTCAGATTGCGACAACGGCATATGTCGTGGGGACGGCGTTCTCCTCTGCGCTTCCGGGTCAGAGCGGCAACGCCGGGAAGTTCGTTACCACTGATGGCACAGCAGCCAGCTGGAGCTTTGTCCCACTCACGTCTGGCGTATCCGGTGTTCTTCCAATCGCAAACGGCGGCACGGGTGCTTCGACTGCCGCTAATGCCCTTACGTCACTTGGTGCATATCCCGCAACTAACCCAAGTGGGTTTACGTCAAATACCGGCACTGTCACTTCAGTCAGCGGCACTGGTACGGTTAACGGTATTACACTTACTGGTTCAGTCACTACATCAGGTTCACTCACAC